TATCTTATCTCATACTCGGACCACACTGGGAAACCCGACTCATCAAAGGTGAAAAACTTAGGGTTGTTGAAAGTTTAACAGAGTTTGGAAGAAGATCCATCTTCATCTCCTATGTGGCACTCCTCTTCGTTGCGTGGTTTCTTTACAAACCCAGTATGACAAGTTTTGTAGGTGCTCTCTCCATGACAGGCGCTGCAACAGCCGGATTCTATCTCAAATACGGAAGAGAGCAAATTCCTATGCATCTCTTATTGACGGCGTTTGTTATCTATAGAGGTATGAAGTTTATGAATACACAATTATGGTTAACCCTAGCCCTTCTCGTCTTTTACACGTTCACTCACGAAAAATTATATATCGGCTAAAAGTAGAATGAAAGTTCATATCGTCGGAGCTGGTCCAACCGGTATGTCCCTCGCTTGGGAGATACTCAGGTCAGGTGACCATGATATCACAATCTATGATAGAAAGTCTTCAGCGGGTGGGTCATGGTGGGAACCAAGTGAAGAAGTTCGGGATCTTCACGCACATCGTATAGTGTTTGATAAGGCATTTGTCAATACACAAAGTCTCTTTAAGGAGATGGGTATGAGATGGGATGACATTTTTGAACCGGTTCAAAAGGATATTTATGGTTTTGTATTTCGGTCTCTCACCCTCAAAGACTATGGCACCCTCACATCCCTCGCCGCGAGGGTACTCACCAAACCCAAGAAGTATAAGGGTGTGTCCCTCAAAGAAGCCCTCGGGCCACTGAGTGAGAGTGGACAGCGTCTATTGGAGCACCTCCCCCTCATCATGGATGGTGTCACGTGGGATGTCATGTCAGCGTGGGAGTTTGTTAAGAGTTTTGATCATGTTGCTCTCTCTAAACAATACACACAGAGAGTCTCTGGTAAGGTGATGTGTGACGCTATGCAAAAGGCTCTAGAAGATGTTGGTGTAGAGTTTGAGTTTGAAAAGGAACTTGCGAACGTTGAATACATGGATGATGGGTACACAGCTGAGTTTTCGGACAGAACCAAAATTGGAGATGGAATGTTATTCTTGTGTCTAGACAATAGTCCAGCTCTAAAACTCCTAGGTGACAACTGGGGACCGGAGGCCGAAAAGAAAGTTCGTGACAGTACCTATGGTTGTATAAATCTTCTATTTGACTTTGATGAACCCATTGAACTTGGTGATGATTTAGAAATTGCTGCGACGACAAAGTTGAATCTTCAGCCAGTTGTTCTTTCAGACGGAAAGACGGTTTCGTGTGTCATATGCGACCTCACTGAGGATATTCTCACAACTCCACCAGAAGAATTGAGGACCCTTGTTTTGGGTGAACTTGATGTACCTTTACCTACAGAGATGAGGTTTGGATGGGGTGCACATTGGGACGGTGAGCGTTGGCAATTCTCCCAATCTTCGGGTGTCCTAAGCCTCTATGGACAACTACCTTTCTTTGGTAAGTGTCCCAATGTCGCAATGTGTGGTATGATGTCCCCTAGAAATACACCTTACTCTAGCATTGAGGCGGCTGTGGAGGTGTCTCGGACCCTCAGTCATAAATGCTTCGGAACTCGGGAACCACTGAACCCTCTCCATCTTACACAAGTTGTGTCGGTCACACTTTTGGTGCTTATAGTTTTAATTCTCATATATCGTAACAGAAACCTATGAAGTTTCTAGCAAAAGTACACACACCCATGTATGACCATAACGATAAGAAATACATACGTTTGGTCATTCCTGAAAATTGTGCTGAAATTGTAAAACGTGTGCAACTCAATAAAGCTTGGTTGGTAAAAAATCAACATTTAGATGATCCCCTAGATGGTCGCATATTGACAGTAAAAGTTCCATTCCGATATAGGAGAGTGATGTGTGAAGTCAAAGGACGACCGATGCAGTCTCTTATAAAGGATGATGAAGTTGAAGTTGAAATAGACTTCAAAGGTGTTTGGAATGTTGGAAATTACTCAGGCTTTTCTTGGATACTATCGAGTTCCTCAGTTTCCTGAGTGGGATCATTTGGAAGTTCGATTGTCTTCAAACCACCCTTCTTGAAACCCTCAAAGGTAGAAAGCATACCCTGGAGGCGAAAAACTTCTTGGGTCATGTGTTCTATATTAAGACGAAGCTTCTTAATATTTTCTTCAACGTCTACGATAGGCATTTACTCATTTAAAGTTTGCATTCTTTAAATAAGTAGATCATGACAATTCTTACAAGGACTGGCTATCTCATAGATTCGGGTCCAATCCAGGAAATTAAAAAAGAACTTACGGTAAGGCCACAGGTCAATGGGGACTATGGATTTCCTCCACCGCCTTTTAAAGTTTTCAGAGCAGCTAAGAATGGAGTCTGCGTTCCAAGATTCTATGGAACTTCTAAACTTGGAGAGCCCAAGGAGGACCGAAGACCTGAACCAGCGAGATCCAAAGCCACGTTTGCCGGGCAGCTCAGAGATGCAACCCATCAAAACGAAGCATTGGCAGCAGCAATTAAAGCAGGTCACGGGGTCCTTTCTCTACCATGTGGGTACGGCAAAACGACGGTATCCTTGGCCATAGCTTGTAAATTAGGGTACAGAACAATGATTGTCGTTCACAAACAGTTCCTCGCTGACCAATGGCGGGAGCGTATCCAACAATTTTGTCCGGGTGCTACGATTGGAATTGTTCAACAAGATAAAAAGGAGGTTGATTGTGATTTTGTGATTGCGATGCTTCAATCACTCTCTCTAAAGGAATATAGTTTCAGTGACTTTGATTCTGTGGGAACCCTCATAGTTGACGAGGCCCATCACATATGTGCCAAAGTATTCAGTCAGTCCCTCTTCAAGATGTGCCCTAAGCATATCTTTGGTCTCTCCGCTACACCCGAGAGAAAGGATGGTCTCACGAAAGTTCTTCACTGGTTCATGGGTCCCACATTCTTCGCAGTTGAGAGGAAAAATCAGGAACAGGTTGAAGTATTTCCCATTACATACGAATCATTTAATTACAGAAATCCTCCACCTTCTACGAGATTCGGAAAAGTCTCAATGCCTAACATGATCACAGAAGTTGTTGAAGATAGAAAGAGAAATCAGATGCTCGTAGAACTTGTCAAGAAAGCTTCAGCTGGCACGAGGCAGTTGTTGGTCCTAAGTGATCGTAGACAACATTGCGAGATGCTTCATCAATGCTTCCCGAAGACTTCGGGTCTCTACATGGGTGGTATGAAAGAGGCTGACCTCCAAGCATCTTCAAATAAGAAGATCATCTTTGCCACATTCTCACAGGCACACGAGGGTCTAGACATTCCAACCCTTGATACAGTTATTCTGGCTTCACCCAAATCAGATATAACTCAAAGTATTGGACGTATCATGAGAGAGACAAAGGGTAAGAAGAACAATCCACACATTTATGACATTCACGATCCATGGTCTCTCTTCACAGCCATGTATTACAAACGAATGAAAGTTTACCGTCAAGGCGGTTTCAAAATTCATGGCAAACCCGTTGAGGAAAAGAAGGACGACTTCCCTCAGGGAAAGTGTCTGTTTTTATAATCTAAACAATAATTAAATGTCTGGTGCATTAATACAACTCGTATCCAGGGGTGTACAAGATGTTTATCTTAATAGCGAAGAGGGGCATTCTTTCTTTCGTATGAAGTTTACGAGGCACACGAACTTTTCTCAAGCTCCAAAGTTCATAAAGACTTTTACAGATAAAGATCCTGTTTTTACCATTCCAGTTTTGGGTGATCTCGTGAATTGTCTATGGTTTGAGGGTGTTGATAAAAACTCTAACGTTTCTTCCAATCTTCTTTACAATTCTACGATTGATCTTTATATTGGGGGACAGAAGATAGATTCTCAACATTATGACTATTACGCAGACATATGGCCCAACTATTTGGCCGAGACGCACACAAAAGCGCAAGAGCTTACTAATAAGGCGAGTATTTCTCACAGAAACTTTCAACCTCTCCACTTCTTTTTCTGTGATCACGGAGCATTTCTACCTATTGTGTCGCTTGCACATCATCAGGTTGAAGTTAAAATAAATTTTGATACAGCGAGTTTAACTGGTTACGGTGAATCTCAAAAAAGAATCAACGTATATGCCAACTACATATATTTAGACAAAGAAGAGAGGGAGTCCATGGTCAAAAGACAGATGGATTTTGTCATAACACAGAC